CTTGCCGTTGGCGACATTGGTATATCCAAAGAAAGTCTGGAATCTGAATCAAGAAGAGGTTCACGGTTATGCCTATTTCGACTGGAAGGGAAACAAGCACTGCGAGGGAGATGTACAGAATGTTTAATAACAAAAAAGAAATCGAAGCCTTGAAAAAGGAAATCACAACGCTGAAAAAGAAAAATACTGCCTTGGAAGAAAAATACAAGGACAAAATCATTGACGACAAGGCTAATGAAGAGTATAGGAAAAAGCTGGAAAAGGAAGCGAAAATGTCCGCGGAGCTTTACAAAAAGAATCTGGACGCTCTGGTAAGCAAGGAACTGAACTATGGTTTTCTGCAACAGCTAATCAACCAGCAGCTATACGACAACGTTATAGAAATAAAGTTGAAGGATGGTACGGTGTTTACCATAAGACCAGAAAAGACGACTATTAAGGAAAAGGCCTCAGATATCTACAGCTTGGCAGGGATATGATGATGTTGGGGAACGACAATGAAAAAAAGTATATTTACATTATTATTGCTTTGTCTGCTGTCTTCTTCATGCTTTTGTGGGGAAGTCTCCGAGGCATTGCAACACGAGATTACGAACTTGGAAGAACTCGAACAGAACTACAATCAGTTACAGAACGATTACGAAGCGCAAACGAACGAGTTGAACAACTTGAAAAAGGACTTACCGAAGTTGGAGATGGACTTGACGCTCTCAACCGATGCTTTGAATCGGATAACAACAGATTTCACTCAGTTGTCGAAAGATTACAAGGCATTGCAAAGGAAGTCGAACTTCTTGAAGATAGGTTGCATAACCTTCGGAATAACAACGGCGGTTGCAGTCCCCCTTCTGATATGGAGCTTTAATAGGAAGAAGGAATGATGAAACATGGCACGAAAATATGGTGTGAAGAAAATAATATCCGAACACGAGGCGGAGCTTAATGACAAAACGAAAATAATCGACTACTCTAACGACCTCTATGACATGTACCAGAAAGCGGTCGTCGAATCGTTGACCAAACAAAAGAATGCAGACAACTACCTTACGCCGTTTGTCGAAAAGTCTATATCTGGCATGATGAATAAGGATAGGATGGATTTGGGAATCAAGTCATTGGAAAAGCTTGAAGACCTCGTAAAGGAAGCAACGGAATATTTCAAGTCCAAGTCCGCAAACGATTTGGACTTTATTAAATATAAAATAGACAGGTCACTGTTCCCATGGCAAAAGAATGTACTGAACAGTGATGCCAAAAGAAATACAATGCTTTGCGGAAGACGTTCGGGAAAGACGTTCGTTGAAGCTGGCATAGCGGTCTACCATTGCATAGGCGGACCGGACATAATCAACGGATTCAGGAAGACACGTGATGCGGTCATAATCGGTCTGTCAACAGGGTGGACTGAGGAAATGTTTTGGGAAAACGTAAAGTACTTTATAAATGTTGCCGGAATAAAGCCGCATATCGACAACAGCAATCTTATCGTCACTTTTGAAAACGGAAACACCCTAAGACTAAAAGGCAACTCCAACAAGGACGAAAGAAGTAAAATCCGTGGACAGGACTATTCATTGATTATCATTGACGAATGCCAGTCACAGAAGTCCCTGGGATATGTTATAGAAGACCTGCTCGGACCAATCATAAAAGGACGTGATTCAACAATCATCCTGTCCGGAACCGGTTCAATCACCAACAAGGGATATTGGAAGGACGTAACGGATGGTGACAAGGCACCGTCGTTCAGACATTTTACTGCAACGATGAAAGACAATCCGACCGTTCCAGATACTGCATTGGACGATGTACTTAAAGAAAATAACTGGACAAGGGACAACGTTACGTTCAGGCGTGAATATCTTGCGGAAAACGTGGTAGACACGACCAGAATCGTATATCCGAACTTCCATAAATATGACAAGGTTGCTGAAAATGCAATAATGAACTATATCACGATAGGCATAGATTACGGATGGAACGACAGCAATGCCATAGTCGCTTTGGGAAAAGATTCCAAGGGGAAGATTTATGAGCTTGAAACAAGAAAGTTCAATAAATCCGACGTGGACAACATTGTCAAGAATGTCCAGGAAGTCTGGGAGAGCGTTTTGACAAAATATAAAGTTCCAATATGCAATGCGGTATGCGTCGCCGACAACAGCGACCAGTCCATATCCGCCCAGATACAGAAGAAGGGAATCAAGATTCAAAACGCCTATAAGGTCGATAGAATCCAGCAGATTTTCGATTTAAGGGAATCATTGAATCGTGGTGATGTTTTAGTAAAATCTGAAATCTTGACGGACGAGATGGAAGCTTACGTTTGGAAATATGATGAAGAAACCAAGCAGGTCGTCTATGAAACGGACGATGACTACTACCACCCTGATGCACTGGCGGCATTGAGGATGGGATGGTTCTACTTGACCCAGAAAAAATAAACTATTAAGGATACAAGAGGAATAGCAATGAGAGTAGAAAACGGTAAATACATAGCCGAACATAACGGTAAAGATATAGGCACATATAACACTGCGGCAGAAGCTCAAGCAGCCGAAAAAGACGCAGCAACAGCCAGTGCGAATAAAGGCTCTAATAAGCTTACAAATGCTTTTAATCAAGCCGGGGAAAACGGTGATAGTATTGATGACCTTATAAATAAGCATTATACTAACGGAACATGGGCTGCACTTTATAATGCTTTGAAAGCAAACGGAGCTGACGATAAGACGATTGCTGGAATCGTAGAATCCAAAGGTCTTAGTGGAAAAAAAGCACAGGAATGGCTGAAAAACTACAGAAATAATAACCCTAAGTCCGGCACTCCAACTGCACCTTCAACTGGAAATATGGTTGATGGTTGGTATTCTTGGATAGACCCGTACAGTGGAACAGCTCATTACAACAAGTTATCCGCAGCGGATGCAACCGCTACCAAAAAGCAGTTTATGGAACAATATCCAGGCTACGATATTCAGTGGGCGTATCACAAAAATGAGGCGGAAGCTAAAGCAGCTGCTGCTGGTAAAAAAGGTGAACCGGCAAAGCCAAAGACGGAAATAGAAGTTCCGCCGAAAAAGGATGGTAATGGTTCTGGAACAGGTGGAACAAGCGCACAACCTCAGACCGAAGAACTGGACAAGTTCTTTGCAGGTTTAACATATACCGATGAAAAAAGCTTTGGTGAATCATTAAACAAGATTGATGACAAGATTAAAGAACTTCAAGCTCAGATTGGAACTTTACCGGACCAGCAATCAAAAGATATAGCTAATGCAACGCTTAACGAACTTATGAAAAGGAAGGATGACTATATAGCTGAAGCTGAAAAGTCTACTGATTCAGGTATTAAAGATAGAGCAAAACAAGCAAAAGATGCACATATTTCGCCTGAACAAGGTAATGAGGATAAGCAGAAAGTCGCAGAAAAGTTTAAAAACGGTGAAGAGCTGACAGCAGAAGAGTGGGCAACGCTTGATGCCAACCGTACAGATATTGCCGCAATGATAGCAGAAAGTACAGGTGGTGACTATAAGGCTATTCAGGATGACATAAATAAAAAAGTCTATGAAAACTTTAAGAATAACGCCCAGAAAGAAGTTGATGATTTGGCAAACAGTGAATCGGAAGTAGACCCTACCCTTCCAGAGAATAAAGGTGCCGGCACAAGTAATCCACCTGGAACAGGAAAAACTAACTTAACTACAAAAACAGGCGGAAAAGGCGATGGGGGTGAAACCGATTTGGACAAGTTCTGGAAAGCGTTCAGGGCAGGTGCTTTCAGGGCATATCCAATGTTACAGGCTATAGGTGACGCTTTATCACAGCAAGCCAAAATGACAATGGACAGGGCAAATATCTTGACGGGTCAGGGTTCAGACCTCTCAGTCTATGAAGGAAAAGACCCATCCGAATATTTCTTTAATGAAGATTACGAATACAGACAGGCATTCTTGGACGCTGAAAATGGAAACTATGAAGGTGTCAAGGAACTGCTTTTGAAAGGCAAGGTTACGCTTGAACAGGTTGCAGCCGCTCTGAAACTGACTGAAGAAGATGTAGAAAAGATATTCGGACAGGAAATGAGGGGAAGGGAAGCCGACACGGTTTCTAAGGAACTTTCAAACGAAAAGGTACTTAAGGATGAGATTAAAGAACTCAGAGCTCAAGTTGCTGCTATTGATGTAGATATCAACAAGTTGCAAGGCGACGCGAAAGATGTTTACCTGGACGTTTTGGACAAGTGGTCAGCCATATATGCTGGAAGAGAAACATTAGGTACTCAAAAAGGTAAGACAACTACCGAGAGTGATAGCTCAGGTGGTAGCTTTGGTGCAAGTGCGGGTAACGGAGCTGTCGGTCTTAATGGAGGTTTCAATGGTGGTCACCAAGACGGTACAACAGAAGCTTCAAATGCTTCAAGAAACAAGGACTTATCGTGGATTGCTGCATTACCAAAGGGCGAAGAGTTTGCTAAAATGGCAAAAGAAGAAAAGAACAAGTACAACGATGAACTTATTGCTAATCTTCAGAGCTATAGACAGTCATTGCTTGACCAGATAGCTGATGATGAGTTACAGTTGAAAACCATTAGGACAAACCAGAATGCGGCACAGACTGGTGGTAAAAATACAATCGTGGTTCCGTCTTCAAAGGATATGACAACGACACCGACAACAACACCTACAGACACAACAACTACAACGGACGCAAGCGGAGGAAATGGAAATGCTACTGAACAACAATAATAACGTCAATAACAACAATATCTTCACGGTCTTGGGAAACGGACGTGCCAACCTTACGGTTGAGGTTAAAAAGAATGCTCTGGAAGCTATTCAGGAACAGCAGTTGCGCGACCTGATGCTGTTGAAAGTTTTGGCGGCTAATACTGCAATGCCCCTTAAAGGAAGGAGATAATGAGGTATGAGATTGAACTATGCACCACCGATGCAACAGAATCAACAGCCACAGCAACCAGTACAGCCACAACAAACTGATGAAGATATAGGATATTTTTCACCCAAGACAAGCGACAAATATTCTACTTTTATAAATATGCAGCAGGTTGCAAACGCCGCTTTGGGTAAAAACAATGGAACAATAAACGAAAAGTTGCCGGATGCAAATCCAATGCAACCTGCAAATAAGGGAGACAGATACGATGTCTGACACTAAGGAAGAAGTAAGGGCTAAAATACAGAAGCTCGTTAAGCAGAACAAAAACAATAAATATCTAAGAAACTTGACGCTCTATACGGAAACGCCGATATCTTCTTTGGACGACGTTGACGAGGTTGTCGGTTACTATGAAACATACAGCGACCGTACCTCGTTGACGAACCAAAACATTATATTGCAGACCATCGGTGCATTGGTGTCAAAGCTGGCGGAGCATGCAAAAGCAAGGCCGTTCATCAATACGGTAAAGGGCGACTTCGAGGACAAGCAGATTGCAAAATGTCTTCAAAAGTTTTACGATATAACTTACGACAGAGATGATGTCTATGGTACGGTAAGCGAGGCTTTCAGGGATGCCTGCATTTATGACACAGGATACATTTTTGTAGACCGTGATGAAGAAACCGTCAAGAGGGTATATCCTTGGCAAGTCTTTTATGACAACAAGGAAATAAAATATGGAAAGCCCACCAAGGTCGTACTGCTAAGAAAACAATATCCTACCACGCTTTTGGACGACTACAAGAATCCAAGGGACAGGGACTACATAACGTATATCGAATACTGGGACATCAAGGCGCACAAGCATTACAGATTGATTAAGGAAGACACCTCATACTGGAAGGAAGAGGCTTGGGAGCCGGATGAGCTTCCGTTCATTAGAATGACATATGAGCCATCGGCAAACGGCGGTTCTACTTCTACTTCCGTCGTTGACTTACTGTTCGGCATACAGAGGACGGTAAACGAGCTCTGCAAGAAAATGGGCAAGCGTATAAGATTGTCCGCTTCTTATGTTTTAGTACCAACAAACAGCGAGATTAAGACGGACAAGCTTACGAACGAAGAAGTTCAGGTGATACCTTTTGAACCGGCTATAGGAAGTACTGCGGCAATGAATCCGATTGTACCGGACTTCGGCATAGACATGCTGCACTCAACAATCGAAAGCCTGAAACAGGATGCCTACGAACTGGTCGGTATATCTCAGCTTTCAGTAAGTGGTCAGCAGGAAGCCGGTATGGATGATATGTCCGGCGTTGCAATGAAGACGATGGAAAATATCCAGGCTGACAGATTCCAGCTCCAGCTGAACAGAATAATCAAGACATATGTAGACATAGCGAAAAAGATTATCGCGGTGTTCCATGAAGACCACAAGATTCTGCCGGAATCGGAAGACTTGAACTTTACTTGGAAACGTGTAAGGAAGTCAATAAATCACTTCAAGCTCCAGTTCGCTGCCTCAGCCAACCTTGGAAAAGACCCATCCGAAAAGTACAAGGTATTGAAACAGTGGGCGGCAGATGGATTGATTCCAGTGAACAGAATAACCGGATTGCTGGACTTGCCGGACTTGGAAGAGGCGGCTTCTTTTGCAGCCAACTCCTACAACGCCATCCAGACTGTAATACAAGATTGTTTGAACAACGACGTATACGACATACCGAACTACGTTTCAGTAGAGGAGCTTAAGCCGGAGATTGTAAATAAGTGCTTGATGCTGAAATCCGCCGGTTCAGAAAAGAAAAACCAGGACAACATTAAGAAGTTGGAAAAGCTTTTTGAAGCGTGCTTGAATAAGGAAGCAGAAGTCGGAAAGGCACAGCAAGCGGATGAAGCGGATGCAATGTTAGACCAAGAATCCAATGATATGGACCAGAAATCCGCATTCATGGAATGGCAGTCACAGCAGATGACTTCAATCGCAAATGACCTCCAAAACGGCGTAATCGACACTGACCAGGCGAACCAGCAGTTGGCTTCATTAAGCGGACAAGGTGGTTTTGACTTCGCAGGTTAAAGACTATTAAAAATAAAAAGGGAGAATATGACAATGACTTGGGCAGAAGCGGTAAGCAACATGACTACCAGCCCAATCTTCTTTATATCCTTGTTCGTTTTTCTGCTGACGGTTATATTCGTCATGGTACTTGGAATAAAGAAAGGCTGGGTAAAGTTCAGGAACAAAAACATAAGCGTAGGTTCCGATATAGAGCGGAATATCATATTGACACAGATAAAGAAGGTTGAATCGACCATTGCGGATTTCTACGTAAGGAACGGTTTCAGGAAGGACGACTATAAGGCACGGTTCATATCTTCGGAAGTTGCGGATGCTTTGTACAAAACTGTAGCGATAAACCACATAAATACTTCAGCAACATATTTAATGCTGAAGAAAGAAGAAATCTGGAAAGTGATTTGTGAGTATTCTGACAATGTAACCGAAGAGCAGAAAGCCAAGATATACGACGCAACGGACAAGCTCATTAGGGAACTGGTTGAAATAAGGGATTATCTGTTGAACGGAGGAAAGAAGTGAACATACAGAAACAAATGCAGACTTTGTTCGGGTCTGCGTGTCTGGCATATTCTTTAGCTTACATTTATAGCGAAAAGAAAGACATCAAAACGTTGACAGCCATAGTCGTTGATGGATGGAAAAACGGTTACATTGACGATGACGCTTTCGTGTCAAAGCCTATAGAATATGTCAACAGCTTTTCCAAGGACAAGAAAAGAATCTATGACAAAGTGAAAATCAAGACATTGGATGACTTGCCGGATGAAGGCTTATACACAGTCCAATATGCCTATGGCAACCTGAATCATTTTGTCGTTGCAAAAAAGGGACAGATAGTTTTCGACAGCTGGGAAAACAGTTCGACTGTGAAATATGGAAAGCCCATATCATATCGGAAACTTTCATAACTATTAGGATAAAGGAGACATAAGAAGTGACATTTACGGATGACGAGTTAATCAAACTTGTAAATGCGTTCAACGACAAGTTGGATAGCTACAAGAAAGAGATTGACGACTTGAGAACGGATATTTATGACAACTTCATTACTCCCGCCGAAAAAAACTATAAAGACTGGGACCACTCCACAAGGCTCGAAGAGTTCAGAGGAAAGTACCCGGAGCTTGAAGGTCTTAACGAATCCTGCAGGGCTATTGAAGCCGATGATGCTTTTGATGTCGTTGACAAGGTATTCAGCGACTACGACAGCAACACGGACGAAAATAAACCGGAAGAGGCAGCATATGTTGCTTCGGTCGTTGCTTCCATTACTGAACAGATTTCAAATCTTAAAGAAAAGCTGGGAGCCGACAAAGTCGAAGTAGAATCTACTGACGACGGTGGAGTTGAGGTAAAAGCAGATGGTGAGGAAGTTGCTGAATCTACAGATGTAGACGAAAGCAACGATGAAGAAAAGAAGACAGCTGAGCCAACAGAAGATGGCAACGATGATGAAGACGATGATTTTGAAAAAGAAATCGAAGAAGGCTTAAAGAAAGCCGAAAGATTCAAGTTATAAAGGAGAATAAATAAATGGGCGTTATTTCAGATGTTGACGCAATACGCAAATCACTTAAGGTGGTTTATAAGGATGGAATGGGAACCTTGCTTGGACGTGAAGGTTCCGCTATTAAGGAAATCGATTTTCAGAAGGCAGAAGGTAAGGCATACAACTTTTCAGCGGTAGCCGGACGTGGTGGTGCCGTAGCAGGTAACTACGACAAGGCTTTGGACTTGGCTGCTGAAACTGGTCTTCAGGCAGAGTTTTCTGTTGAACCAGGTGCTATTTGGAGCACATACGTAATCAACAAGGTTGACTTGGCGGCAGCTAAATCTAATCTTGGTGCTTATGCTCCAATCCTGAAGAGGGAGTTCTACAGAGCAACTGCTGGTTTAAGAAAGACATTATCAAGTGCCCTCTATGGACGTGGTTATGGTGAGTTCGCAATCGCACCTACCGCAATCACAATCAACGATGCTTCACTTGAATATACCGTTGCACTTGACCCTTCCGCAACACAGAAGATAGATGTTGATACAAGAATCGTATTCAAGACACACATTGGTGATGCAGAGGAAAACGCATTGGCTTCTGGTAAGGTAACCAAGCTCTTGCCAGGTATGAAAGGTTTTGCATTCAAGCCTGATGCAACCGGTACAATCACAGCAGGTGCTATAATCTGCGTAAAGAACTCAACTATTCCTGGCTCAACCAAGCCGCTTTTACCAATCGGTCTTGACGCATGGTTCCCAATCGTTGAGGGACGTAACGAATCTGGTTCAGTTTGGCCAAACTTTATTACACAGACATTCTGCGCTGAAGACCGTTCAGCCTCCGTTGACAGAATGGCAGGTGCATTCTATGCTCCGGCTTCCGCTTCTGAAAAGATTATTGACACCATTCAGGGTGCATTGCTTTTGAACCGCTCAATGGGTGGCGATGCGGATATGATTGTTATGAATATGTTCGACCGTGCAGACCTCGCAAAGGAAATCGCAGTTCAGAATACATATCTCAGCTCAACGACTTCCAAAGCAACTCGTAAGGTAAACGTCGGCGTAGAAGATTTTTCTGTATCAAGCGCAACAAACCTCGTTGACCTCATAGTTGACGATATTGACTGCCCAAGGTACAAGTTCTATGTCTTGACCAAATCTACTTTGGCAATGCTTATCTGGATGGCTAAGAACGACCAGAACAAGGATGATGGCATTTCAACTAACGAACCTGGAAAGCCAGACATCAATGACGTTGACGAGTTCAGCTTCAATGATGGCGTTTCAAAGCTGGATATCGATGACTATGTAACGATTTCGGATAACGCAACCCGAACATATCGTGGTCCGGCAGTTACCGTTACACTCGGATTCGTTGGAGCCCTTGCGGTATTCGACCCATCAGCAAACGTCGTTGGATATCTTCCTGCGGCATATGGTAACGAGGCAACTAAGGTACTTGGTTGGACACTCTAACCTAACATAATGTAAAAACGATAATAGGGGTCACCTGTAAAAGGGTGACCTTTTTCATTTATAGACTATTAAAATAAATGAGGGACAAAGATGAACGCTAAAAGCATAAAAAAATATATCAACTTATTCGGCGAAATATCAATGAGCCGGAACCATTCACTGCCGGACGACACTTGGACTAAGGTTGAAGATTCAAACTCACCGAACCATAATGACGCATTATGCCCATTGTTTTATAAGGAAGACAAGACGACCAATCCATCCGTCTATGACAAGCACGGAAATAAATATACGGTTGAAAACGGATTCCTTACCAAAAACAATAATGTTTTGTTCAAGGTCGATGAAAGCAGCCTTGAACGGTTCGAAACCAAAATCACCGACACGCTGGCTTCATATGACGGTACATATTTTTACAGGGCATATCATACGGAAAATAAGGTTGTAATAGAAAAGTCTACGGACGCAATCGACTGGGAAGTTGACCATATCGTCTTGCTCCAAGACACCACTATGCTTTTGGCTGAAAGATTATACAAGAACCATTATCTTGCGGTTGAAGATAAGGATGACAGTAACATGTATGTTCGATATGACAATGAAACCGCTCAAGCTTCTTTGCTTAACCCAGCTAACAAAACAAACAACCAGATTTATGTTACTGAAAAAGGCGATGACATATTGGTCTGCGTCGTTACTGATTCCGGTCCGTGCGTTGATTTGAAGTCAGGTGGGTTTTTTTCTAAAATGTTCGTCAAGCATAGTGATGATGCGTTCGTTAATGTACCGTACACTACCTATGACACAACTATTGATGTACCGGCTACTACCAGGGATACAAGCGGTACCGTAACATTATCTATAGCCAATCCGACCAGAAACGTATCAACCAATGTCTGCTATAAAAAAGAGGACGGCACCTATGAAGACGATGAACATAACCCAGTAACTTTTACCGAAGGATATAGACCAAGGTTAGTTGATGGGAACCAGTATACATATTCATTGTACACCTCAACCTTTACTTATACAATGACATTTGCTCTCGGACAAGGTACAGACCCAGCGACCAAGAACGCCACGGCTTCGGTTGACGTTTCGTTGACCAATGCAAACTATCCGGTGGAGGCACGGACTTGGCGGTTGGAATATGATTTTGGTCATGACGTTTCTGCTATAGAACCTACAACTATAACGAAGAACATTACTATAACAAACAACTTTGGTTACATACAGTCCAATGAACTTATCGCCCCGACGACAACCGTCACTGTTGATGATACGTCCAGTGAGCATGGACACAATGAGTTTGAGGTTAACGCACAAAGCTATCAAGTAAATGTACCGTGGTTTAGTAACACGGGGGCTGCACAGGATATCAGATATACAGTCAATATTTCCTCTGCAAGTGTTTCGGCATATTACAGTGTAGAGCAAAATAAAATCATTTATGCAGAAGATGGCTATGCATATACCCCGGTCGTATACTGGGCACAGAACGCAGGAACTTATGCTGGCTACACTTTCAGGTCGACTTGGACTTATGACAGCTCTTTCCACGTTTTACATATTACGCCTACGGATGCGCCGTTTAGGAACACAGGCCAGACCTACGGTAACTCCATACCGGCTTCCACGGCTTCCCTTGGGTACCGTTACTTTAGGCATACGTTCATGCGGAAGAACGACAACACGGAAATAAATAAAGACGACATTGCGTTCGACCCAAACAAGGATGTGGTATTCCTTACATATGATGCTCCGTCCAACTCATACTACAACACTGGGGCTAAAAAGCTTAAGAGTGGTAAGTTGACGGATGACATCCCCCGGTTTTATTTACCGAACGGTGCACGTACTTTAGGTAAGGACACTTTCGTTCCCCTTTTCAACAACGGATTTATTTCTGGTCTGTCATACAACGGTACATTGGTTACGCCTTGGATTTCCGTTGATGACCAGTTGCCTTTTTTTATTGACGATGACTATGCATTCTACAAGGACAGTAGGCTCAACGAGTGGATTCTGGTAAGGAAGGTAATAGATGAGGCACCTGCAATAAAGCTCGTCGAAAACAGATATGTCGTAATGAACACGTCTTCCTTCTGGAACTGCTATGACACGGAGCTTGGCGAAAGGGCAAAATATGCCTACGACTGGAACAACAGATTAGTCGTCGGTTCGGATGATGATGTTCATAACAACGGCAGCGCCACATATGCTGGTGGTGTCAACGTCACCTATGAAATAGCTGGAAAATATTCCGGCATTGCTTCTGCAACGTGGTCAGCCTATACCATTCAGAATCTCAAGAACGACGCTGACGTACACTTTTTCGGAAGCCGTGATGAAGTTCCGGTAGATTTTTATTTATACGCAGGTGCACAGACCCCGACTTACGTCAAGACTTTTACTGAAAACGGTTCGTTCATTGACAATCAGCTATCTTACTTCAAAGCAGTTTATCCACTATACGATACAGAGAAAATGAGAAGAAATCCTTCGATATTCGCAGACATTCTGGTAAGCGGAAACAATCA